GAATTTTTGGAGTAATTTAGGAAAAACATATTGGGGAACAGCTGATGGTGATCAAATGCCACCACCAGCAAAAGTTAAAGCAGCTATTAAAAAAGCAATGCCTAAAGCTAAAACTAAAATGGTAACTGCTCCCGGAAGAGGAACAGGACCGGGACCTAAAAAAGTTAGAGTAGCTGATAGACCGGGTAAGCCTAGACCTAAAAATAAAACAGGTTCAGTAAGAATGAACAGAGGTGGTCCAGCTAAACAAAAATATAAAAAAGGTGGAAAAACATAATGGCAAATACAAATTTTTCAGGACCGATTAAAGCTGGAAAGATAAGAGAAACCACAGGAATAGTTCTTGGTAGTGATGTTAAAAACACAGGTCAAGTATCTATGACTCAGTCAATAATGATTAGTATGAAAGCAGCAGCTGGCACCCAAACATGGAATGTTGCTGTAATACCAAAAAACTCACAGATAGTTCAAGTGTTAATGCGTTTTGCAATAGGTAGTGATGCAGGTACTAGCGCAACAATGTCGGTTGGTAGAACTAATTCAGGTGGAGCAACAGCAGCCTTTTATACTGCTGCTCAAAATGCTAAAGTTGTAGCAGAACACACACAACAAGCTTCAGCTTTTGATAATATGGATCGTGTTGGTGAAGATACTCGGATTACAGCTACACTTATAACAGCAGGAACAGCATCAACTACTGGTCAAGCAACTGTTACAATTACTTATATACAAGCTAATAATCTAAGTGATACACCTGCTAACTCATAAATAAAAGAGGAAAAATATAATGCTTAAAAATAATTTTAAATCATCTAAGGAAGCTAGAACAGGTGCAGGAGAAAAACTTAAACTAGATTCTTTTCCTAATACCACAGGCAGACCAACTGGACAAGGTTTTGGTGCTGCTCGTACAGGACCTTCTGTTGTAACAGCGAATGCCGGTGGTAAGGTTGGTATGCCAGCTCGTATGCGTAATAGGTAATGGCAATCAGTAGACCTAATATAGATAAACAATTAATTAACAAAGGAAAAAGTAACATGGGTGAAGGTGACAAAGTTGTAAGTCAAGGATACAATGATCGTCTAGATGAAAGACTAGGAATGACTGAAGGAAAAGAGTCTGGAAAAAAAATGGATTATGGAAACAGACGTAAGATATCTAAAGCTACTCGCAAACCTAAAGGTTCTTATGGATTTAATAAAACAGCTTAGGAAATAGTAATGGCTACATCAAGTACTAATGCATTTAATTTAGATTTCTATGTGGATGAGATCATTGAGGAAGCTTACGAGCTTGCCGGTGGTCAACCACAAACAGGATATGATAGTCGTAGTGCAAGACGTAGTTTAAATCTTTTACTAACGGACTGGCAGAATCGTGGTGTTCTTCTATGGGCTACTGATCTACAAACAAATACATTAACTTTTAATGAGGCCTCTCTAACTTTAGATCCATCAACAGTAGATATACTTGATGGTTATCTTAGAGCTTCTGCTGCTGGTAATGATTTACAATTAACTCGTATATCTTATAATGAGTATGAAGCTATTGTAGATAAGACTACAACAGGAAGACCAGTACAGTTTGCTACACTCAGAGGATTGAATACAGTTTCAGTACACTTCTGGCCTGTGCCTGATAATACTCAGACTTATACATTTAGATACTATAGAGTCCGTAGGTTATATGATATTACTAAGAGTGCTATTGAAAATGCTGATGTTCCTTTTAGATTCTTACCTTGTCTTATTAATGGATTAGCTTATTACTTATCAATGAAAAGACCTAATACTCCGGGTGATAGAATTATGATGTTAAAAGCTAACTATGAAGAAACATTTACAACAGCCTTTGAAGCCGATAATCAAAGAGCTAATTTAAAAATAGTACCTAGATTAGGTTACATTACGTAATGGGTGGCAACTCTCGTACACCGGGAATTTGTGATCAATGTGGCTTTGGATATAAACTAAAGACACTACAAAAAACAAGTTACAATACAAAGGTATGTCCTGAGTGTTGGGATGGTATGTGGAATATTCAAAATAATCCTTTAAACTATTCCCCTGTAATAACTCCGGAAGTACCTGTGAACGATCCTCGACCACCTTCCAATGCTGATAGAAATATCACATGGGAGAATGCTACAATGAATTGGGAAGACCAGACAAATGATTGGAATCTCGTATAACTTGTGGTATGATAAAGAAAGTTTGGAGCTAAAGAATGACAACACTAACAGGTAATAAAATTGCAAATACATATGGTGGACTACTTAAGGTTAGTTCAACAGGATTAAGTAACAATCTACAAAATGTTCAAGATGGTTTTGGAAACAATTCTGCTATTCAACTTTCTAATTCTACATTTAATATTTCAGGTGCTTGGCAATTAGGTGGTTCAACTATTACAGCTAATGCTGCTGCTATTAATGCTATAACAGATTTATCAAATATTCAAGGCTATGTTGCTATAGCTGGTGGTAATGCATTAGGTAGAGAGTTTACTACTACAGCTCCACTTGCTATTACTAATGGTACAGGAGCAGCAGGTAATAGTAATATTTCTTTGGCAGTTAGTGGAATAACTTCTGGGACGTATGGTCCCTTCAACAGTCTTAATATTGACAGATATGGAATAGTTGTTAGTGCTCAAGTTACAGCAAATATGTCTGTAACTAATTTATCAGTAACTGATCTTTGGGTATCCCAAGGACTGTTCGGAAACTATGCAAGGTTTACTAATAGAGTAACAGCTTCTGGAGGATTCTATGGAGCTCTTACAGGTAATGTAACAGGTAATGTAACAGGTAATTTATCTGGTAATGTAACAGGCAATGTAACAGGTGATTTAACAGGTGATGTAACAGGTGCTTTAACAGGTAATGTAAAGGGTAATGTTAGTGGATCACTAGGTGCGTTTACTACATACGTAAGTGGAACAGCTGTTCGTGGAGTAAGTGCAACTTTTACTCAACAAGTAAGTGCAGGATTTTATTATGGAGATGGTAGACATTTAATTAATCTTCCTTCTGGTGCTGGTGGTACATTAACAGCTATAACTGCTGGTAATGGAATTGCTATAACAGTTAATGGAACAGCTTCAACAACTGCTGAGATAAGTGCTACTATGGCAGTTGCTAGTGCCTTAACTATTAATTCATTAACATTAGATGGTTCTGGAGATATACTACAAGTAGATGGTAATGCAAGATTTAATGGTAATGTAACAGCAACAGCATACTGGGGTGATGGTTCTAACTTAACTAACTTACCAAGTTCTTCTACTTCTGTAACAACTTTTACAGTTAATCAACTTACTGCAGTATCTTCTGCTGTATTAGCTTCTGCAACAGCATCTAGTTTAAAAATTAATGGTAATGTAACAGCAACAGGTGACATAACTGCAAACACTTATTATGGTGATGGTTCTAATCTTAGTAACTTACCAAGTGCTCCTACATCAGTAGCAACTTTCACAGTCAATAAATTAACTGCAGTATCTTCTGCTGTATTAGCTTCTGCCACAGCATCTAGTTTAGTGGTAAGTGGAAATGTAACAGCATCTGCATACTGGGGAAGTGGTGCTAATTTAACTGGTATTGTTTTACCATCAAGTGGTACTACCTTAAGCTTACAAAATTTAAATGTAGCAGTTAAAACTTCTACAACAGCTTTGGCAGTAAATGCTATTGCATCTGTAGGTGGAGATATTTATGTAGCAGGTGGCAGTATAGAAATAAAAACAGATAGTGGTGCTCCAGCTTTAATAGATTTATATTGTGAAACTAATAATGCTCATTATTCAAGATTACAAGCCCCAGCTCATGGTGCATTCTCTGGTAATATAGTTGCAACTATGCCTGTGAGTACTACTAAATTAGCAGGTGTATCTACAACAGATACATTTATAAATAAAACTTTTGGTAATCAAACAACTTTTCAAAGTGGTATAACTGTATCTGGAAATGTATCGGCTGCATTTTATTGGGGTGATGGTTCTAACCTTATTAACGTAGCTGGAGCAACATCGGTAAACACATTTACAGTAAATAAATTAACTGTAGTATCATCTTCTATACTAGCTTCTGCAACAGCTAATACTTTAAGTGGAGGAACAGCTGTATTTACAGGTCAAGTATCTGGAGTAGGACTAACTATGTCTGGAAATATTTCAGCTACTAACTACTATGGTAATGGTTCAAACTTAACAGGGATAGCTACAACGGATGAAATTATAGCTCTCGCAATAGCACTAGGATAATAACATGGCAAATACATTTAAAAATAAAACATCCCAAGCAATAGGAACTGTGACAAATAGAATAGGAAACTATACTGTTGCCTCAGCTACACAAACAACAATCATAGGATTAACAATAGCTAATATTACAGGTACTACTATTTACGTTGATTGTAATCATAGTGATGGTTCTACACTTACTTCATTAGTTAAGACTGCACCGATACCATCGGGAGGTTCTTTGATAGTAGTAGGTGGTGATCAGAAAGTTGTCTTGGAAACAGGAGATGGTATATTTGTTACATCAAACACAGCCTCAAGTGCTGATGTTGTAATGTCAATATTGGAGATAACCTAATGTCGTACTTAGGACAGGCACCTTCTGAAGCAGTATTAACTGGTAGTCAATTACCAGACGGCATTATAACTACACCTAAGTTAGCAACTAATGCTGTTACAGATGTAAAAGTAAATACTACTACTTTATTAGATAGAGCTGTTAATGCTACTGCTAATATCGCTCTGACTAAATTAGCAAATGGTTCATCTATTACATTGGCCAACGTAAACAATTCATGGATTAAATCTCAAGCAGGGTATACTGTTTCTTCTACTGAGACTGGAGCCTTTACTTTTAATTATGAAACATACCAAAACTTTATTGTAACACTTGGTGCCAATATTACTTTTACTAATTCTACTACAGAAAAGGTAGGGCAGTCAGGAATTATAGTTCTTGTTCAAGATGGTACAGGATCACGTACATTATCTTTAGGAACCGATTATGAAACAGTAGGTGGAGCAGGAATAACTTTAAGTACAGCAGCTGGATCAGTAGATGTTTTACCATACTATGTAAAAGCAGCAGACTCAATACAGTTGGGTGCACCACAATTAGCATTTAGTTAGGAGAAGAAATGACAACACGAGCACGATATCTTGCAAGTTACCATGCATCTGTAGGAGCTGTAACCAACGAAACTCAAACTTTTAGTACAGCTCAAATAGGAGCTATTACTACATTAACAGATGCTGCAAATATTTCTACTAACTTAGCATTAAATAATAATTTTCAAGTAACTCTTGGTGGTAATAGAACTTTAGATAATCCTACTAATCCCGGTATCTCACAATCAGGTTCTATATTTATTATACAAGATGGTACAGGATCACGTACATTATCCTATGGAACTAACTGGAAATTTGCTGGAGGTACTGGACCAACATTAAGTACAGCTGCAAATTCTATTGATAGATTAGATTATATTGTTCAGACTGCGACAGCCATACAATCGGTTATAACTCTTGACATAAAAACGATTGCTTAGTACATGGGATTACTAAGTAATCAAATGAGAGCTGGAGCTGCCGGTGCTGCCGGTGGTGGTTCTTCTGGTTTCTATGACTATCAAATTGCCAGTTCAATTAGAAATAGTGCTGCTCAAGATGGTACATTAAAATGGACAGCAGGAACTCCTACAAGTCGTAAAACTTTTACCATGAGTTATTGGGTTAAAAGATATGATGATTCTGATAGTAGCTCTGATAATGTTGTGTTTACAAGTGGAGCTGGAGGAGGATCTTATCTGTTCTGGAGTTTTGCTTCTAATGATTTTCAACTAGAAGGTACTGGTGGTGGTTGGACAGGTTATCAGAAGTCTGATGCTAAATATAGAGATCCTTCAGCATGGTACCATCATGTGCTTACATTTGATAGTACACAGTCAACACAAGCTGATAGAATTAAAATTTAT